CATAAGTTAAAGTTCTAAGTGCTTTTATCAATTCTTTACATCTTGGATGAATAAAAGTTCTTCGATCTCCATTTGCATCAAGTAATGCAGTATTAACAGAAGTAATCTTATCTCTGATCTTCCATGGAGATTTTGGACTCATAACTGTAAAACCAGACCTTCTGAGAATTGTATGATCTGTAACTCCAACCCCACTTGTTTTTCTTGCACTACCCGTTGGGTCAGGACAGGCGATAATCCTACGATCAACTCCATAACGTCTTGTAACCTCTTCTGCAAAATCCCAAGTGGTAGCACCACCTGTCAGCATGATTTCATCAAACACATATAGGTTATTGTCATGCTTTACCGCACAAATTCCTGCCATAGGGTCTACGTTAAAGTCCAATCCGATTAACAAGGGAAGCATATGTAGATCTGCTACCTCCTTATCAATATTGTCATCCCCAAAACTAACAGCGACAAGACCAGTTAAATTTTCAAAACTAGCCTCAAACTCCTGTCTAAATGTCCTCGCATCTAATTGACCCCTAGCTGCTTCGACTTCTTCTTCCTTAACATTCCCCCCTTCAATCGTAGTAAAACTCCACCTTTGCCAATCATTCCACTCTTCTTCACCACAATAACACCACATATCATAAAACCAACTTGCAGTACCATCAGGAGTAGAAATAAACAATGCCCAACCCTGTTTATCAGCCAATGCAGGTCTGATCACTTCAGCCCATACCTCTCTATCCATAAATGCAGCCTCATCCAATACAACACCAGCTAAACTTCTACCTCTTAATGCCATAGCATTTTCAGTTCCTTTTAACTCAATAGTCGATCCATTTATCAACTCCAACCTTAAATCAGTTTCATTCTTACTTTTAATCCACACCTTTGGTGTTAATCTCTTTAACTCCTTCCACGCAATATCCTTTGCCATCCGATAAGTAGGAGCACAATAGAAATAAACTTCATTAGGTCGATTGATTGCACCTCTGAGTAATTCAATACAGGATAAATATGATTTCCCAAACCTTCTTCCTGCAACCAACACCCGAAATCTTTTATCACTATTAAATACCTCCCCCTGTGCGTACCTTAAACTTATCTCTTGCTGTTTTGTAGCCGTCATACATTAAAAATAACAGAATTTTCAACTAATACCCCCTATTTATAGCCTACTTCACTATTTTTAGGTTATTATTCGATTATTAACCCTCTCAAGATTAAGTCCGTGGCTTCTTCTATCTTCCCAGAAAATATAATTAATAATCCAATAGCTAATCCAGCTAAAAAAAGAACTCGCTCAACAGCATATGAAGTTCAAAAACGTTCCCAACGCCTCTACTCACGTCAACTAGAAGGAAAAACTACTCGTCAATTAGTAATAGAACACTCAAACATAGAACAAGTTTCAGAAACTACCGCCTGGGAAGATTGGAATAGAGTTAAAAAATGGAATGATGAAGATTGGCAAAAAGATAGAGAAACTTTACTCCCTCGTCTACAAGCAATGAGAGTAAGATTATTTAATAAAGCAGTCAAAAAAGGTCAACTTCAAACAGCAGCACAAATACTAGATTCTCTAGGCAAAGTAATAGGCGAATCCGTAGAAACTGTAAACATCCAAGCTCCTGAACTCTCAATTCGAGTAGAACCAAAAAATTAAACGATATATATTTAAGTTCCCCGCGTTGGCCTACAAAAAAATTTTTGTACTAACAGTCCCCCCAAGTCCATAAAAGTGCTTAGAAGTCCATACAAGTGTCTTAGAGAGTACATAAGTTCATAGAAGTCTAAGGAAGTCCATAAAAGAGAATAGAAGTATATAAAAAGTTCTTGGAGTCCATAGAAGTATAAATATTTTATTTTGAGTATTTAGATATATCTTTTATATACTTTTCTGATATACTATTAATAGTTATGTATTTTAAATTATTCTCATGGTTTTATTTTTCTTAATAGCTTTTAGCCAATTAGGAAAAATCACTATAGAAAAATCTGACAATACATAACTTTCTATATAACAAAATTATTCTTTCATTACTTCCAAAATGAACTCAGTTAATTTATTTCCCGTAGAGGAAAAACAAACCCTAAGAGCTGATAAATTAAATATCAGTTTTTGCTTTGCGTCTTATAGTTCATCTTTAACAATTAGAGATAACAATAAAGAGCTAACTATTTATTTAGATGAGAAACAAGTAATGTCTCATGTACTTAATAGTGTTACTAACTTAAATGTAAGCTATGCAAGTAATAGAGATTATATGATCGAACTATTTAAAAAGGTAGTTCATCAAATAGACCAGATGGAGATTAAGGATAAGGAAGCAATGGCTACTTACTTAGTTAATAACTTAAATACAACTAAGGAGATAAACAAGTAATGGACTATAAAAGTTTTTTAAATCTTCCAATTGTTAAAACTTATTCAAGTAATAAAAAATACTTTGGAAGTGATAAGCATAAAGAACAGTATTTAAAAACTATGTTTGAGATTTTAAAAACTGAACAACAAATTAACAAACACTTCAAAAAAATTATTTTCTAAAGTTATGACTTCTAAAAGAATCAAACAAGAACAGATAAAGGTCACTCTTCCGAGTGATCTTCACTCTCAATTGGTTACTAAGTCAATTGAGGTATTGGGTGAGGTTAACTTATCCCAATACTTAAGAATGTTAATCAGGAGAGATTTAAAACAATGAAATTAAAAATCCAATTAACTTGCTATTTAATATTAATAGCTTCAATTTGTTTTACAGGCTTTGAGATTTTCCAAAGCCTTAACAAAATTCAAAACACTTACTTACAAAATTATTCGGAGATTTTAAAAAATGATTAAAACAAAAACTGAAGTTATTTTTAATAACGGAAAAAATACAGACAATGGATATGTAATAAAAAACCCATATGCAACAACTCAAAAATTTAATACAGAAGATGGACAGGTTGAGATTCCAGTTTATTGTCTTATTCAAATTTTCTCAATGCTTTATGTAGGAGAAAGAACTGGGAGAGATTCTAGTTTTATGAGATCAGGAGCAGTAAAAGCACTTAATAGATATTTCAAAACAAAACACAATTATAAATTTTGGAGAGAAAGTCTAAGGCCATTATATGAGTCAGAATACTATACAAAATAATTACCAGTATAAAAAATAATTAACCCTAAGAAATTAGGGTTATTTTTTTTGAGAATTTTTTTTTAAAAATTTTTTAATTTTTTTTTAATTTTTTAAAATTTTGATTAAAAATAAAAAAAATTATTTTATTTATTAAAAAAATTTATATATAAACTGAATGAAAATTTGAATGTAAAAATTGAATGGATTTTATTGAATGTTTAAAACATTGAATGAATTTTTAATAAATTGAATGTTTTTTATTAGCATGATGTTATACTTATATTGTCAATCTATATTAAATTATGACAACAACAACAGAGAAAAAAGAAAATCACGCATTAAACAATGCAATAGGCCATATTAAAAGTATGGTTGAAGATTACGAAATTGGTTCTTATATAGAACAATCAAACGTAACAACCCAAGACCAAGAAGAAAAACTCGAACAAATCAGAGAAAGTATTATAAATAGTGCTTTATCTGTAGAATTTCGTTCGGGGTGGTATTCTTCTTTATACGATAGAGTGAGAATAGGAGAACCCGCAGAATTTAAAATATTACTTTCATGGGGTGGGCCAGCTTTAAGGATTATTGGAGAAATTGAGGAAAATTATGCAGTTAATCCAAAATTACAATATCAAGACTGGGGTACACCATGGACAGATTTTAAAATTACAGAAAGTCAACAAGAGGCGTTGAATTGGTTTTGTAACTGTTTCTATTTTGGGGGTTAAAATGTATTTTGATAGGTTCGATATTTGTGAGGCATACTGGTGCTATGCCTCCGATTACCATGAAGGACAATTTTCTAAAATTTATGAAATTTTTGGAAGATTATATGAATTAGATTTTAATCCTAGAATGGATTTATGTTTTGAATCATTGAATGAGAATGGACAATATATTTATAACAATTTAGTAAATAAAAAACATTTATCAGGATTTTAAGAGAGTTAAAAAAATAACTCTCTTTTTTATTTACATATAAACTAATAACGTATATACTATTTACATAACATCATAAATTATTATGACCACTTCCAAAAAACAACCTAAGTCCATGAATGGGCTAGTTTATCAGTCAATTATGAATGAATACGGAGTAAATCCTTCTTTAATTGGCATTGATACAAAAATACAACGTGCATTTACTTTGAATGATGAAGTAATGCTCAGAAAAATTCTTGAATGTGAGTATTAATCATGACTAGGTTTAAATCTCAATCAAGGCAAGCTGTAGGAATTGTTTTATCTCACAATGAATATGGCTTAGTACATGAATCTCTTAAAGCATCAATTAAAAGTTTTAAAGATAACCCTGAAATTCAATATGAATTTCAATTAATACTTGAATCTATTGAAAAGCAAGCTAAATGTATCGTTGACGTTTATTAATTATGAAAAACATTAACAAAAACAAAACTAAATTTAACTCACTTGAATTTGAAAGATTAATTGAAGAAGAAAGAGTTAATAACCCTGACTATTTTAAAGGGGATTTTGTTGATAATGGAGATCACTTCACTATTACTCCAAGTCCTTTTTATAGAGACTTATTTAAAGCAATCACTAAGGATAACTAAAACAATGAATCCAAAAGACCACGTTTTTACATTTTTCTCTGACCCTGCTCATGGATGGTTAGAGATGCCTGTATCTATAGTTAGGGAACTTAACTTGGGTATGTGTCAAATCTCAGAATTTTCATATTACAACAAAGAAACAAAACTTGTTTATGTTGAACAAGATTGTGATTTGTTAAATGTAAAAAGAGAATATGAAAAAAAATTTAATCAAAAATTACTTGACCCTGATAGGGTAGTTCATATTGATTTAGAAGAAGATAACTTCATTAGAAAGTTACCATCTTATGTAACTTATTCAGTAGAGTGTATATCAGCTAGACCAATACCGCCTAAAGAAAAAATTGATAATCAAGATCAAAAATTAGCTTTAGTAAAAACTTTTTTACAATTTTATAATTCTACTAATAGTAAGTTAGATGAAAAACTTAAATCAGATATTGTTTGGTTTGGTACTGGACTTACTAAAAATGAATTTGAAGCTTGCCAAGCAGTAGCTAAAAACTATTTATATAAAGGATATACAGGTGATGAGATATGAAGAAAATATTAGATGATGTAATTGAAGTAAGACTGCCTATTTATTGGGCATCTTACTTAGTTAATAATGATGCTTCAGGATTAGAAGATGGAGAAGAAGATCAAGTTCAAGAGACTTTAGAGTATCTGGAATTAGATAAGTGGATTTGTGTAGATGTTAAAGATGATATTAGTTTTGAATATCCTTTTCTACTTGACTTATTAGGTGGAGATTATTGTACTTACGTTTTTCACAATTATGGCAATTAACCCAAACAAAAAATACAAATTTATTGATAAAGATTTAGTTAATGGATTTGTTGTACTTACTGGAAAAGAATTAAATGCAATTCTTGAAAAATCTTATAAAGAACATATGGAGTCTAAAAATGAAAAAACTTAAGAAAAAAGATGATTATGTTATCAGTTATTTATTAGATAATGGATTAACTGAAGTAACTATTTTAAATACTAAAAATAAAATACCTTATACATTTATTCATGCTGAATACTGGCATCCATATGAAATAAAACATATGATGAGAGACTTTGCACATAATAGTCCATTAAGTTATGTCAGGTTAGGTCAAAAATTAAATGAGTTAGGATTATGTATTGAAGAAGATGATAAATCTTGGAATTTAAAAGAGATTTTAATAGCTATAAGTGAAAATATATCAATGAATTGTAAGCCTTGGATTAGAGGCATGAGTAATGATAATAGAACTGTTAAAGGTATATATGGAAATAGAAAAGCATATAAAGAATATTTATTTAAAACATTTTTGGAGAATTAATTATGTTAGATAAAGATAACTGGGAAGAAAATAAAGATGAAGCTAAAGGTATAGCTCAAACTTTTATTTATGATGAAAAAAGAAAAAGTGAGTGTATTAAATATTTTGTTGGTCATTTTAAAATTAGTCAGGCTACTGCTTATAGGTGGTATGACAAGATTTACAATGAACTATCAATACCTAGTATAGATAAAGCTAATAGGTTAGCTGAATATAAAGCTAGTGTAGAAGATGAAATTGAAAGAAGTATGAAAGATATAAAAGAGTTACCAGTTGAAGAAAGATTTAAAGTTTTATCAATGATGACTAAGTTAAAAAAAGAACTTAAAAAGCTATGAGAAATTCTTATGAGAATCACTAATTAATTAACTGGCATTAAATCCTAAATTGGCAGATTTAGGTGGGTAAATTTATGTAAGTCCAGTACTTTCCAAATTACAAAATTGTTATGTCAAAAAAACACAAATACTATCGTATTACTGCTAACTCAATGACCAGTTATGAGTATTACATTAAAGTACCTGATTCAATTACACCTGATGATATATGGCAACAACGTGGTGGACTTGTATTAGATGGTGCTAACTTTACTGCTATGGATAATGGGTGGGGTGGATATGGAGATTGGGAATATGATGAGTGTTTAGAAGTAAATGAAGATGAAGCTAAGAAAGAAGGATTTGATGAGTGGGAAGAGGAGGATTTTAAAAATGATTGATAACCCATTACCAAAACAAGTTATGGAAGATTACGATAGCTCTTACATAAATGAAAAATATGAAGAACATTGTGCTGATAGAGCTAAAGAATTAGCTGAAATTAATAATTTATTACCAGATTATTATGAACCTTTTATAGAGTTTTACATTGAAGAATGTAGAGAATCAGATAGAGGTTATTTTTTTGGGGATCAAAAATATATTATTGATCTCTGGTGGGATCATAATAAAGATTTATATGAAACTAAAACACCTTATATGGAGATTAAAAAATGAAATCATATAAAATTACCTGTGCAGAAATTAACTACTTTGAAATAGAAGTAGATGCTGATTCAATAGAAGAAGCAAAAGCTAAAGCTAAAGAAGATATAAATTCATTTGAAGTGTTATGTGAATATACTTCAGAGTGGGATTTTAATGATTGGGAGGAAATAAAAAATGACTGAATTCGTACCGGTAACACGTTATTCAAGATGTAAAAGATACTCAGGTGCAGTAATAAAATGCCCTGAGTGTAATTCTTTAGGCCAGATATATCATCTATCATGGTCAGCATTACAATGCCAGAATTGTAAAAAGATGGTAGATAAATTTGATTGGTTTATAGAAAAAGGTAAATATTCTAAGACTTAGTTTTTTCTAAGTTTTACTAATAAATCATGTATAGCTTCCCTGATTAAAAATCCTGTAGATAAACCAGATTTTGAAAATTTTTTTAACTCTTCATATTCATCTACATCAACAGCTACACAGATTCTTTGTAAGTTTTTGTTCATAATGAATGGCGATA